CACTGGTTTATTCGCCGCGATGGCACGCTAGAGGAAGGCAGGCCGGAAGGCACGCTTGGCGCGCATGTCAGGGGCCACAACAGCGGCACAATTGGCATCTGCTGGGCAGGCGGTCTTGAACGCGCCACAGGGCCAAATAAAGGCGTGTGGAACCCGACGCCGGAGCAGGAGGCCACGCTGGCGCGTCTGATACGCGACATCCAGAAGCGCCACCCTGGCGCTACCAAAGTTGTCGGTCATAAAGACCTAGTGCCGACTGAATGCCCTGGACTGCCGAAAGGCGGTGTGGCGGAATGGTGGGCCAAGCAGGGCGGTAAGGCACGTACCAAAGCCGAGTCCACGACGCTTCAGGCGTCAGGGGCGCAGCTCGCAACTGGTGCGGGCGCTATCGCCACTGGCGCCTCTGCGTTGGACGGAAACGCGCAGATCGCGCTGATTGTGTTCGGTGCAGTAGTCATGCTGGCCGCTGCGTGGATCATGCGCGAGCGCCTGCGCAAATGGGCGGAAGGAGATCGCTGATGCTCATGGACACCTTATTCGCCATAGGCGCGGGGATCGTAGCGATTCTCGGCTGGTGGGCCAACAACCGGCGGATCGCCAGAAACGCCAAGCAGGAAGGCCGCGAAGAGGCCGAACAAACAGCCCGGAGGCTAGACCATGAAAATGCTGCTGCTATCCGTGATCGCGCTCGCAATACTAAGCGCGTGCAGCCCAAGAACGACAAGCGGGGTTTCCGCGACTGAAGCCGCGATGTGCGACATCTGGCAGGAAAGTCTGCCGACGCGCAGCAAAGCCGATACCGCACAGACCATCGCTGAGATCGGGCGAGCCTACGACCAGTTTGAGGCTGTGTGTCAGCGCGAGGCGTTTTAATGCCGTCACCGGGCCTTTCCAAAACACAGGCCAAAATCAGGGCTGAAAAGTTTGGCCTGACGGACGAATTGCAGGCGTTCGAGCAAGAGGCGGCCAAGAAACAGATCGCCCTGCTGAAGCGCCAGCAGCGCGCCATGCAGGCGCGCGACGACTTTCTGGCGTTTGTGAAATTCACCATGCCGGACCCCGCCGACCCGAACGACATTGACCGCTCGCTCTATCAGGACGCAAAGCACCACAGGGCGATCTGCAAGGTTATCGAAGAGGTCGAGAAGGGCGAAATACAGTTCCTGATCCTGACCATGCCCCCGCGGCACGGCAAGAGCCAGATTGTGTCCAGACACTTGCCTGCGTGGTATCTCGGCAAACACCCCGACGAGAGCGTTGTGGTGGCCACCTATAATGACGATTTTGCCAAGGACTTTGGTGCGGACGTGCGCAACATCGTCACGTCGCATTCCTACAAGCAGGTTTTCCCTGACGCGAAACTTCAGCGAGGCGGCACAGCGAAGGACCGGCTACAAACCACGAAGGGCGGTATGGGCGTGTTTGTCGGTCTGGGCGGTTCGCTGACCGGTCGAGGGGCGGGGCTGCTTGTGATCGACGATGTCATAAAGTCGAACGAAGAGGCGCGCTCCAAATCGTACCGGGACCGCGCGTGGGATTGGTTCACAAAGGTGGCCATGACCCGTCGAATGGGCCGCAAGCTGGTTGTGATTACCTTCACACGCTGGCACGAAGACGACATCATCGGTCGCCTCACAGACCCGGAGAACGAGCACTACAGCCGGAACTTGGCGAAGAAGATAAAGATAATTGACCTTCCAGCTATCGCAGGGCCGGACGACCCGCTTGGACGCAATGAGGGCGAGCCGCTTTGGCCGGAGCGCTACGATCTGGACTTTCTGGAAGAGCAGCAGGCCCTCGATCCGCTCGGCTTCGAGGCCCTGTACCAACAGCGGCCCAGCGTCGCGGACGGTGTGTTGTTCCGCCGTGAACACATCAAATACTACAGCCCAGAGGACTTACCGGACGGGCTGCGCATCTACTGCGCGTCTGACCATGCCGTGACCACAAATCAGCGCAGTGACAGCACGGTTTTGCTCAAGGTCGGCGTGGACAAGCAGAACAACATCTACCTGCTGGACTGCTGGTGGCGCAAAGCTCGCACTGACGTTGTGGTTGAAGCCATGCTGGATATGGTTCGTATAGGCGAAGCGCCGCTCGTGTGGTGGGCGGAAAAAGGCCATATCTCACAGTCTATCGGCCCGTTTCTGCACAAGCGCATGGCCGAGACGGAGACGTTTGTGAACATCCGCGAAGTGACGCCTGTAGGCGACAAGGAACAGCGGGCGCAGTCTATCGCGGCGCGTATGACGATGGGCTACGTTCACTTCCCCAAAGACAAGCCGTGGGTGGCGCAGGCCGTCGAGCAGTTGATGGCCTTCCCGAACGGTAAGCATGACGACTTTGTGGACACTCTTGCCTATATCGGCCTTGGTCTTCGCAACATGGTTCCGGGGTCGCCGCGCAACGCTTTGAATAAAGAGCCTCGCTTCGGGACGCTAAATTGGGTAAAAGATGCACAACGCCAAGACGCAATGCGGCTTAATCTGGCGAGCACTGGAGGCTTTTGATGGACGACTACAGCATTGAACCGGAGATGGGCGAGATGATGCCTGCCGCAGAGCCTGCGCCCGCAGCGGCGGAAGCCGCCCCGTCCAGAGAGCCGGACAGGGCGGAAAAGCTGCTTGTGTCACGGCTGGTCGCGCGCATCCGGTCGGACAAGAGCCACCACAGGGATGCGTTCAAGCAGATGAAGGACAGCATGGAGCTAGCCCGCAGGGGCGCTCCGAAAGACTGGCCGAAGGATCACTACACGGCCAACATAACGGGTCGGCATATCAACCAGAAAGTCGCAGCGCTCTACGCCAAAAACCCCAAGGCCACCGCAGCGCGCCGGGAAAGGCTCGATTTTGCGATCTGGGACGAGCAGGAAGCCAGCCTGCAAATGGCGTTTCAGACGATCCAGATGTACACTCAAATGGCCTCTATGGACCCTATGCTGGCGCAAATGCCGCCTCCGCCGGAGGTCGAGCAGGCTATGGAGCTTATGCAGGATTTCCAGCAGGGTATGCAGCAACGTGAAATGCTCGGCAAGATCGGGCGCACGTTGGAGATCCTGTTCGACTACTACATGAAAGCCCAGCGCCCGGTCGAGTTCAAGACCAGCATGAAGCACCTTGTGCGCCGCGCCTCAACCTGCGGCGTGGGCTATGTGAAGATCGGCTTTCAGCGCGAATACGAACAAGACGCCCAGATCACGTCGAAGCTGGAGGATTTCCGCACGCAGCTTTTGCATATCAAAGGGCTGCAAACCAAGATCGAGCGGGGCGAGTCAAACGAGCAAGAGGCCGACGAACGGGAGCTGCAACACTCTATCGAGTCTATGCAGCAACAAGAGTTCGTGCTCATGCGCGAGGGCCTTGTCTATGACTTCCCGGAATCAACGCATGTTATCCCCGATCAGACGTGCCGTTCGCTTGTCGGTTTTGTCGGGTGTCGCCACCTGACACTGGAATACCTCTACAAACCCGACGAGGTAGGCAAGATTTTCGATGTGGATTTGGGCAACAAATTCACGCCTTACACCGCAGATGGCCAGAGCCAAGGCGCCGATGACCAACCCGACTTACCTTATGGTGGGGAAGAAGGGAAAGACCGCAACGAGTTTGTCTGCGTGTGGGAGCACTACGACAAAGAGGCAGGGCAGGTCTACTACATGGCGGATGGCTACCCGGGCTTCCTGCGCGCGCCTGCGCCGCCGGATGTCTATGTGGAGAATTTCTGGCCGGTCTTTGCGCTGACTTTCAACGAGGTCGAAGATCCTGAAAGCCCGTTCCCGCCGTCCGACGTGCAGCTCATGTCCGACATGCAGGCCGAGTACAACCGCTCGCGCCAAGGTATGCGCGAACACCGCAGGGCGGCACGGCCGCGTTTCATCACGCCGCGCGGCGCTTTGTCTGACGAGGACAAGGTGCGGATGGGCAGCCTTGAGCCGTTTGAGGTCATGGAAGCCAATATAGACTTCAACACGGATGTGAAGACTATCCTGCAAGCCATGCCGATGCCCGGTGTGGACCCGAATCTTTACGAGACAGGCCAGCTTTTCACCGACATTCAGCTTGTGATCGGTTCGCAGGAAGCGCAGTTCGGCGGCACGTCCAAAGCGACGGCGACAGAGGCCAGCATCGCGGAAGGATCGCGCGAGGCGGCTGTCGGCTCCAACGTGGACGACCTCGACGCTTTCCTAACCGATCTGGCCCGCGCTTCCGGTCAGGTGCTGTTGCGCGAAATGAGTTCAGAGAAGGTCAACGAGATTGTCGGGCCAGGGGCCGTGTGGCCGCAGATGACGCTCGATCAGATTGCGGACGAGCTGTATCTTGAGATCGAAGCCGGATCTTCGGGTAAGCCGAACCAAGTGCAAGAGATTCGCAACTGGCGCGAAATGCTGCCGTTCCTCGTGCAGATGCCTGGCATTCAGCCGATGTGGCTGGCACGCGAAACGCTACGCCGCCTTGATGACCGCATGGATTTGACAGAGGCCATCGCAGAGAACGTGCCGTCGATCATGGCGCAGAACGCGATGTCACAGCCTATGACCGGCGAGCCGCAGGACGATCCGACCGCACAGGCTGGCGCGGGGGCTTCCAACGCACCGGCCGCGCCGGGTGGTGTCGCAGGGTCCGACGCGCCAGGCGGGAACAACCAACAGCAAGTGATGTAAGCGAATTGTCCGTTCTGTCTTGCGACAACGGCCAACATTGTGATACATAGATTTCACAGCTTTCTGTAAAGGAGCAGTTATGGGCGTAGAAAAAGAGGACGTGGCATCGCCCGACACGTCCGAAACCGAAGACGTAATTACGGAATCGTCAACCGTAGAGACAAGCGAAACGGAGCCGGACTTTCTGTCCGTGGCACGCAGTGTCGTGGACGAAGGCGCAGAGGAAGAGGCTGAAGAGCCAGAAGCCGAAGCATCTGAGGAAGACCCCGATCCAGCGGCCTCGCAAGCCGGTGACAGTGACCAAGAGGAACAGGCTGAAGAGCCGGACGACGAGAACTTCTCGGACGTGCCGTTTGGCAAGCATCCTCGCTTCAAGAAACTGATCGCTCAGCGTAACGAGTTCAGGCAAGGCCACGAGCAGTTCCAGCAGATCCAGAGCTATCTGGTCGAAAACGGACTGACAGGCCAAGAAGCCGCCGAAGGCTTCGAGGTTATGGCGCTTCTCAAGCGCGACCCCGAAGCTGCATGGGCCAGGCTGAAGCCTATCGTTCAAAATCTGTTGGTGGCTACAGGCAGTGTTCTGCCGGATGATCTCAAAACCCGCGTTCAGCGCGGCGAGATTACCCGCGACGCCGCTATGGAAATGAGTCGCTTGCGCGCTGGTCAACAGACCATGACGCAACAGCAACAGTTCGATCAGCAACGCCAGGCCCAAATGCAAGCCCACCAGGCGCAGCAGGCGGTAAAGGCGGAAGTGGGGTCTTGGGAAATGGCGATGCGGTCGAAAGACCCGGACTTCGACGCGAAATACGACGTTGTTGAAGGTCAGGTTCTGCGGCTGCAAAGGACAGAAGGTATGCCGCGCACACCAACAGAGGCCAAGGCCCAGTTGGACCGTGCGTATCAAACGGCGAACCAGATGTTTGCGTCTAAGCAAACCCGTCGCCCAGCGCGGACACCTGTAACTGGCGGTCGTGTAGCAGGAACGCCCCGCTCGGAGCCGACCTCGATGGAAGAGGTGGTCCGGCGCGCTCTCGAAGCGTCAAAGGGCTGAATATCGGGTGAAAAACCATGACTAGCTTTACAGCACAGGAACTGGCGAACATCGCCAACTCCGCTCTCGATTACTACATGGGCAAAGGTGAAATCTACACCAACGCCATTCAGAACAAGCCGATGATGAAGAAGTTTGACCAGTACGCTGGCACCTTCTCTGGCGGTAAAGGCGACGTGTCGCTGGCCGTCAAAGCGGGCCAGGGCGGCGGCTCGCTTCAGGGCTATCAGGGCGATGACGTGGTTGGTTACTACAACCCGGCCACCGCCAAGCGCGTGAACTTTCCTTGGAAAGAGCACCACATCGGCATCGGCATCACACATTCCGAGCTGAAGCACGACGGGATCACGATTTCCGAGAACGCTTCTTCGCAGTCCACGTCCAACAAGTCGGGCCGTGACGTGCATGTTCTGGTCAACATGATGACCGAGAAGATGAACGACATGAACGAGGACTACGCCGTTTCGTGGGACGCGCTAATCCACGGCGACGGGTCTTCGGACGTGAAAGCCCTCGCAG